ATATTGTTTGGTATTATTATATAATAAACTAAAAGGATATCCATGACTAGAAAACTAGACAAAGAACATTTAGATGAAATTCAATCGCTTCGAGAATCATTTGCAAAAAACGCAAACATATTAGGACAAATTGCAATTGAACTTCATGCAATACAACGCCAATCAGAACAGTTACAACAAGAACAACGCAATTATTTGCAAGAATATGAAACGTTGCAAGAAACAGAATCAGCATTAATACAAAAAATGCGAGACCGTTACGGTGAAGGCCAAATTAATGTAGTAGACGGAACATTTACTACAGACACCGGTTTGACGGAATAACCACATATTTATATAAAAAAATTATAGGAGTAACTAATGGCAGAACGAATAGTTTCGCCTGGTGTATTTACGAATGAAGTTGATCAATCGTTTTTACCAGGAGCAATTGCACAAATCGGTGCAGCAGTTGTAGGACCAACCTTAAAAGGACCTGCATACACCCCAATACAAATTACAAGTATCGGAGACTTTAATAGTATATTTGGAGGGTTTACGGATGACTCATATGTACCTGTAGCAGTAAATGAATATTTGCAATCAGGTAATGTAATCACAGTAACTCGTTTAATGTATGAAGATGGATATTCATTGACAGATGGTGCATTGGCAATTGTAGCAAGTTCTGGATCTCAAAAATATGTAACTCATATTTTACATCCAACCACACCCGTAAATCCTAACTTATATGGTTTTGCTGATTCAGTATTAACAACTGACACTAATGGTAGATTCAATTTACAATTGTCTGGATCATATGCTGCACAGGCACTACCAGGGTTTACGAATTTTACATATACAGAAGGTACATCAATTTCAGCATCAATAGTTTCAAGTGATTCTGACTATGTATCGACAATTTTTGGAAAATCTCCAAAAGGCCAATCTTATCCAGCATATGTACAATATGAAGCAGCATTTACATCTTCATTGTTTGCAAATTTAGCAGAAGTGTCAATGTCATTGGAAAAAATCTCAACATATGCATTTGTGCAAGATTATAAAGCAGCAGAGACTCCATGGATTACATCACAAAAAATTGGAACAGCTGCAACTAACTTGTTTAAACTTGTTTCATTATCACACGGTAATCCAACCAACTATGAATTAAAAGTTGCAATTGCAAACATTAAAACATCAACCGAAGTAATAAATCCAGATGGATTTGCTAGATTTGACGTTATTGTTCGACGTGTTGATACTACAAATATTCCAAATTCAGTATTTGGGTCTGTATCTGACAGTGATCTTAATACATCAACATCAGAAGTAATTTCATTTACTAATTGTTGTTTAAATCCAGATTCATCAGATTATATCGTTAACAAAATTGGTGATAGATATCAAACAATTGATGACAACAATGTAATTACGTTGTACGGTGATTATCCAAATACTAATCCATATGTACGAGTTGAAGTTGATGCTGTAGTGTCAAATAAATCAGTTGATAAAACATTGTTCCCTTTTGGATTCCGCGCAGTATATTCACCAATACCTTCTGTATCTGGTAGTGTTAATTTACCGGCAGCAACATACAAGTTAAATCAAACAACGGGTGGAGTTTTTAGTCCATTTATATATCATGGCTTTGATTTTACTTCTGTATCCAATATGAATTATTTAGCACCAACTCCAACTACTAGTAATACCGTTGGAAATAATGTTGATTTTTACTTAGGAGATGTATCACAATCAGCAAACTATAATTATCCAACGGCAACAACTTCATATTCTGGTTCATTGTCAGCAGCAATCACAGCAGGAACATTTGCAACAAATGTATCTATTAATACAAGAAAATTTATTGTACCAATGCAAGGTGGATTTGATGGCGCTCGTCCAAATTTACCTAAATTTTCTGGAGCAAACATTATAGCATCAAACACATTTGGATTTGATTGTAGTTCAACTTCAGCAACAGGTACAAAAGCATATACAAAAGCATTTACTTTGTTAAGCAATACTGATTATTATGACATGAATGTATTATTAACACCAGGTGTTGTTGATAGTTTGCATGGCGCCGTAACATCTGAAGCTAGAAATTTATGTCGAGCTCGTCAAGATGTATTCTATGTTATGGATTCAAATGCAAAAGGTGATTCATTGCAAACTGTAATTACTCAAGTAAGAACAATTGACAATAATTATACAGCAACATATTGGCCATGGGTATCAGTGATAAATCCAATTGGTAACGGTGGCTTATTATCAGTACCACCATCAGTTGTTGTAGGTGGAGCACTATCTAATAACGATAAATTATCAGCACAATGGTATGCACCAGCTGGTTTAAATAGAGGTGGATTGAGAGCTGTAGGTACCGCTGTAAATTTATCACAAACACAAAGAGATACGCTGTATGAGAACCGCGTAAACCCTATAGCAACGTTCCCTAACAATACAATTGTAATCTGGGGGCAAAAGACATTACAGGCAAGGCCGAGTGCATTAGACCGAGTAAATGTGCGTCGTTTGTTGATTGAAGTTAAGAAATTTATTGCATCATCAACTCGTTATTTAGTATTTGACCAAAACACGGAAGCTACTCGTCAAAAATTCCTTAACATTGTGAATCCTTACTTAGGTGGAGTGAAACAAAATCAAGGGTTGTCTGCATTTAAAGTTGTAATGGATTCAACAAATAATACACCGGATTTAATTGATAGAAATATTTTATATGGTCAATTATTTTTGCAACCAACCAGAACCGCTGAATTTATCATCTTAGATTTTAATATTCAAGCAACTGGTGCTGCATTTCCTGAATAATAAAATTTAAACCAAACATGTAATTAAGGTGGGACTTTGGTTCTGCCTTTTTTACTTTACGTATATTTATATGTAAAATAACGAGGATATAATTATGCCATACAATGTAACAGCAGCAGATACAACCGGATTGGTTACGTATCTAAATAATGCCCCAACCAATACTAATGGTGCAGGTTCACCAGACAATACTGGCGATTACCCAACAACATTGACTGATTACGGAATAGACACTAATTTTTATGATAAAGCATTTTCATGGGAACCAAAATATCAACATAAGTTTGTTTTAGAAATAGAAGGAATTCCAGCATTTTTAATTAAAACAGCTTCAAAACCTTCATTAACTAATGGAGAAGTTGTTTTGGATCATATCAATGTTAAAAGAAAACTAAAAGGTAAAAGTTCATGGAATAGCATTGCAATTACAATGTATGATGCAATAATGCCATCTGGAGCACAAACTGTTATGGAATGGGTTCGCATACACCATGAATCAGCTACTGGTAGAGATGGATATGCATCTATGTATAAAAAAGATATTACTTTGAGAGGATTATCTCCATTAGGTGAAGTTATTGAAGAATGGCAAATTAAAGGTGCTTATTTATCAGAAGTTAATTTTGGTTCATTAGATTGGTCAGCAGAAGATGTAGTAATGATTGATGCTACATTGAACTATGACTGGGCATTGTTAAGCTTCTAATATATATATATTATTATGTAATGGGTGGAAGAAATTTCACCCATTTTTCATGTCCGTAATATTTATATAAAAGTTATAAAAGAAAAGGAAGTTTATGCCAGTAACGGATCGTGTAACCGATAAAAATCTAATTGAATTAGCAAAACAACAGTATGAGAACAAACAACGAAGCACTGTACCATCAGTCATAGTTCCATTACCTAGCAATGGTCAAGTATATCAAGAATCAAGTCCATTGAGAAAAGGTGTTGTTGAAATGCGGTATATGACGGCATATGATGAAGATATTCTAACCAATTCTACTTATATTAAACAAGGTATTGTATTAGACAAACTAGTTCAATCATTGGTTTTAGATTCAATTGATATAGACACATTAATTATAGCAGATAAAGAAGCCATGATTATTGCAGCAAAAGTGCATGGATATGGACCTGAATATCCGGTTACTGTTTTAGATTCAACGGTAACTCCGGCAAAAATGGTACAACGAACAATGAACTTAGCTAACTTGCAAATTAAGCCAATGACCATTCAATCAAATGCCGCCGGCGAGTTTACTTATACAGCCGAAGGAATTGCAATTAAATTTAAGTATATTTCACGTCACGAGATTGAAACAATTTCTGATGATCATGCAGTTTCAGATTTTTTAAAATTATCAATTAAAGAGGTTAATGGTAGTCGTGAACTTCATGATATTGAGCACTTCATACGATATCAAATGACTCCGACAGAATCAAAAACGTTTCGCAAATATATTGCAGATAATATGCCTAGTATAAAACTAGAAGCTGAATTTCCGGGTGAAGCAGGAGGCACCTTTACTGCCGGGTTTCAAATTGGAGGCGACCTTTTTTGGGTTTAAACCTGAACATCAAGT